GAGATCAATTAATGCAACGCCTACAGCAAGAGCTGGTGGTGGCGGAGGTGGTGCTGAAACTGGACCTGCTGGTTCAGCCGGTGGAGCAGGCGGCGGTGGAGCTGGTGGACGTGGAACTAATGGAACAGCAGGAGGAGTAAACACTGGTGGTGGTGCAGGTGGAGGAGGTGGAGGATCATCTATAAGAGGTGGTCTAGGCGGATCGGGTATAGTAATTATAAGGTACAAATTTCAATAAAATCATGGCCCACTTTGCAAAAATAGCAGATACATCAAAAGTTCTTACAGTATTAACTTTAGATAACAAGGATCTATTGAATGCTGACGGTGTTGAAGAGGAATCAGTAGGACAACAATATTTGGAAAAACACAATAACTGGCCTGCCGAAAGGTGGATTCAAACATCTTACAATACGCGTGGTGGAAAGCATTACGATAATAAGACTGGAGAATTATCAGCAGATCAGTCTAAAGCTTTGAGAGGAAATTATGCAGGTATAGGCTGGACTTGGGATGCAGATAATAATTTATTTTACCCTGAAAAACCTTATCCTAGTTGGGTGTTAAATACGACAACAGCTGATTGGCATTCACCAATTGGTGATGAACCCGTTCTAAGTGAAGCAGAAGCGATTACCCACTATTATGATTGGAATGAAGTCGGTCAATCTTGGGATAAAAAATCATTTTAATATAGACAATTTTAAAAAGATAAGATAAACCATATACGGTGGATATGGATAAGAAAGTACTATCGGAAATAGCTTTATACTACGGCGACGTTGCAATGCCAAAAGATTGGGAAATAGATCCTATTGAATTAGCCCATCAAATTTTACAATATCAAATACATAACAAAAAATTTCCATTCTCAAGAACTTGGGATAAGTTGAATACCTATATTCGTGAACACATTAGACTTGAATATAATATTAACTTAATAAATAAAAAAGTGTGGGGTAATATTTATTCGCCTCATGAAACTACCGTTCCTTTATTAAATGTTGATCCTGTAGATTTAAGAAACTCTCCTGATTACACTTTGTTATATGGGGTGAATGTTAAAGACTGCAGTGTTAGGATTCATTATGGTGATAATAGACGAGCAGGAGGAAGTTGGGATATGCCTTTAACGAATAATAAATTTATTATGTTTCCCTCTACGCAAATGTATTATATCACCAACCATCAAAAAGACTCATTAAACTTTATTTTAACTGTAACTTATGAATTTATCTAATTATTTTTGGTGTTTTAAATCTGCACTCACACCAAAATTTTGTGATGAGGTTATTAAATATGCTTTAGATAAAAAAGAAACCATGGCTATTACAGGTGGTTGGAGCCAAGATAGAAATTTAAAAAAGAAACCCTTAAACAAAGAAGAAGTTAGAAATTTAAAACATAGAAGAGATTCAGACGTGGCTTGGCTCAATGATCCTTGGATTTATAAGGAAATACATCCCTATGTCCATCAAGCGAATAAAAACGCTGGCTGGAATTTTGAATGGGAGTCGTCTGAAGCTTGTCAATTTACCAAGTATAAACTTAATCAATACTATGATTGGCATTGTGATAGTTGGGATAAAGTTTATGACCAACCTAAAACTCCTTCGCATGGGAAAGTTAGAAAATTGTCCATGACCTGTCAATTAACCGATGGTTCGGAATATGCTGGCGGAGAATTAGAATTTGATTTTAGACAATATTCACCTCAAATGAGGGATGAGGCACAACATTTAAAGAAAGTAACGGAAATATTACCCAAAGGTTCTATTATTGTTTTTCCTAGCTTTGTTTGGCATAGGGTTAAACCAGTCACCAAAGGAGTAAGATATTCACTTGTCGTATGGCATTTGGGATATCCTTTTAAGTAATGGATTTAAATGAATATTTTAAAACCCCTATATGGGCAGAAGATAAACCCGAGTTTGTTAAATCATTAAACAAAGCTAGTGATAAGTATATTAAAGAAGCTAGAAAAAGAGATAAAAAATTAATTAAAGTTAGCGGAGATTTTGGCACATCTCATCATTCATCACCCTTAACAAGAGATAATGATTTTTTAGATTTCAGAAATTATATAGGTCAAAAGTCTTGGGAATTTTTAGATCATCATGGCTATGATATGAAATTATACGCAACTATGTTTTCTGAAATGTGGGTTCAAGAATTTTCTAAAAAAGGGGGAGGTGACCACGCCGCTCATATTCATGGGAATCAGCATGTATCAGGATTTTATTTCTTAAAATGTAGTGAGAAAACCTCTTATCCTATTTTTCATGATCCAAGAACAGGTGCAAGATCTACTAAATTAAAACTGAAACCTGAATTAAAAGGTATCTTTCATGGCACAGAGTTAGTTCAGTTTAGACCTAAACCTGGAACTTTAATTATTTTTCCAGGTTATTTAGAACATGGATATGCAGTCGATCACGGTAAAGCACCGTTTAGATTTATCCATTGGAATATCACGGCTATCCCTAAAGAGATGGCTAAAAATGTTTAAGAATATTTTTACTAGTTATTTATACACTACTAATTGTAATATTGATTTATTACCTATTTATAATCATATAATTGAAATTAAAAAAAAGGACCAAGAAGGAAAAGTTGTAAGTAACTGGGGTGGTTGGAAAAGTAAACATTTTAATAAAGTTAATTCTTACACTCAACCCCTTTTTAAAATTCTAGATAAAACAGTTAGAGAAATTAAAAAGAAAGTAGATTGTAAATATGATTTTAAACTACTCGAATATTGGTATAATATAAATAAAGAGTTTTCTTTTAATATGCCCCATATGCACGTGTCTTCAGGTGGTAGTATTATCTCTGGTGTTTTTTATGTAAAAACTCCTAAACATTGTGGTAAAATTGTTTTTAGAAGAAATGATCCATTAATAACTATAATGTATGACAAAAACATAAATAAATATAATGAATATAATTCAAGCATTTGGTCAATAGATCCCAATGAAAATTTATTGGTTTTATTTCCATCTAATATGGAACATTTTGTTGAACCTAATTTAAATAAAAATAATAAAAGAATTAGTATTAGTTTTAATTACGGAATATGAGCTTTAAAAAAAATAAATATGTAGTTATTAAACAAGCTATTTCAAAAGATCTGGCAACCTTTATTTATAATTATTTTTTAATGAAAAAACAGGTTTATGATACCTGTTTAAAATCTAGATATATTTCTCCTTATGAAACTTTACTGGGATCTTATGACGATGAACAAATACCTAATACTTATTCTAGCTATGCAGACATAGTCATGGAAACTTTAATGTTGAAGTGTCAACCTATTATGGAAAAGATAACAGGATTAAAATTACAACCGGCTTATACCTATGCCAGAATCTATAAAAAAGAAGATGTTCTTAAGAGACATAAGGACAGATTTAGTTGTGAAATATCTACCACTATGTTTTTAGGAGGAGATCCTTGGCCTATTTATCTTGAGCCTTCTGGTAAAGAAGGACTAAAAGGAATTAAAGTAGACCTTAAACCAGGAGATATGCTAGTTTATAGTGGCTGTGAATTGGAGCATTGGAGAAATAAATTTAAAGGCAAAGAATGTATTCAGGTATTTTTACATTATAACAATGAGAAAACTCCAGGTTCGTCACAAAACCTTTTTGATGAACGACCTCATTTAGGACTACCAAGTTGGTTTAAAAAGATTAAGTTGTCACCTTCTAAAGAATAATATATACAGAAGTCTGGCATGGGGGATTTTTCCACCACAAAGATCTTCTGTGCCTACCTATAACCAGTTGATATCCTCATCATTTTGGTATAATTCTAATTAAAGAGATTGTTATGCTGCAAAAAATAGGTTTTTTACCAGGATTTAATAAACAAGTTACCCCTACCGGCGGAGAATTCCAATGGCAAGGAGGGGCTAATGTTCGCTTTCGTTATGGAACTCCAGAGAAAATAGGAGGATGGGAACAACTTGGAGATGATTCTTTAATCGGAGCAGCACGGGCTCAACACCACCTTATTAATAATGCTGGAACTAAATATTCCATCGTGGGAACTAACAGAATTTTATATGCTTATAGTGGTGGGGTCTTCTACGATATTCATCCTATCAAATCCACAACCACTGAAACCAGTGCTTTCACAACGACGAATGGATCGACCGAAGTAACGGTCACCACTTCTACTAATTTAGGATTGGAGCCAGGCGATATTCTATTATTTGATAGTTTTACGGCGATCACCAATTCTGATTATGATGCAGATGATTTTGACGATACAAAATTTATGGTTACGACGGTTCCAACCAGTACAACTTTTACGATTACCATGACCGCTGCTGAAAGCGGCTCAGGAGCTACTACATCAGGAGGAATAAGAATTCAAATGTATTATCCTGTAGGTCCTGTCCAACAGGCCGCGGGTCATGGATTTGGAACCGGACAATGGAGTGGTACGGTTTCTATTGCAGCAACTTCAACTTTATCAACAGCATTAGCTGATGATGCAGCTGAAACGACTATTGTTGTGGCGGACTCTGCGCAATTTGAAACGTCTGTAAGTGTCTCATCTCCAGGTTATGTTTTAATCGGAACTGAAGAAATTAGTTATACAACTAATACTACAGCAACCAATACTTTGAGTGGAGGTTCTCGAGCTCAACGAGGAACAACCCGAGCAGCCCACATTGTTGGCGTCACTGTTAAAGACACCACATCTTATTTTGGATGGGGCAAAGCGTCCGGTGCTGACTTTACTATTGATCCGGGGTTATGGGTCATTGACAGTTTTGGTCAAACCGTGATCGCCATGATTTATAATGGTCGAGCGTTTGAATGGGATGCTTCTTTGACCGCGGCGACTTCAACACGAGCCACGGCTATCACCGGAACAGAAGTTCCAACAGCATCTCGACACATGCTTGTATCCACACCGGATCGTCATATCGTTTTTTTAGGAACAGAAACCACTTTACAAACAGTCACCACTCAGGACCCCATGTTTATTCGCTGGTCGACTCAAGAATCTTTAACCGAGTATACTCCGACTGCCATTAATACCGCTGGTACACAGAGATTGACTGACGGATCAAAAATTGTGAGTGCTATCAGAGGTCGGGATGCCATGTATATTTGGACTGACACCGCGCTTTATTTAATGAGATATGTAGGTCTACCTTTTACATTTGCCTTTGAACAAGTAGGAACCAACTGTGGATTGATCGGCAAGAACGCCGCGATCGAAGTTGATGGTGCAGCATACTGGATGTCTGAAAATGGATTCTTTAGATACACCGGTAAACTGGAATCAATGCAGTGTTTGGTTGAAGACTATGTTTACGATGATATCAATACACGACCTAGAGATTTAATTTTTTGCGGATTGAATAATTTGTTTGGAGAAATTATGTGGTTCTTTCCTACTTCTTCTTCAGAAGCCGTTAATCGAATGGTCTCTTTTAATTATTTAGATTCCACGACTCAAAGACCTATTTGGGTGACTAACGCTAATACCAATTTTGCCAGAACAACCTGGTCCGATTCATCTGTATTTGGAAAGCCTTATGGCACAGCCTATGATGCTGATACCGATGTCCCATCGACTGCAGATACTTTTGTCGTAGGCAATACCGAAGGCTCTACAACTTATTATCAACATGAAACAGGAACCGATCAAGTCACCGCTGCAGGAGCCACTACCAATGTTCTAGGCAGTATTGAGTCGGGTGATTTTGATATTACTCAGGATAAACAAAAAGGTGTAACTTTCAGGGGAGACGGAGAATTTCTTATGTCGATTCGAAGATTCATACCAGACTTCTTGGCTCAAACAGGAGATACTCAGGTTACTTTAAACTTAAAAAATTATCCTACGGATACTTATGTTAGTTCTTCATTAGGACCCTTTACAATTACGACGTCAACGACTAAACAGGACTGTAGAGCCAGAGCTCGAGCAGTTCAATTAAAAGTAGCTAATACAGGAGCTTCTGAAACATGGAAAATGGGAACCTTTAGATTAGATACACAAGCGGATGGAAGGAGATAATGCCGTTTCAATCAGAAAAACAAAGACGATATTTATGGGCCAACGAGCCAGAGATTGCTCGTGACTGGACCGATACCTATGGCAGCGGAATCGCTAAAGCTTTAGGGGGAAGAATTGGATTTGCCTCAGGTTTGTCTTTGGTAGCAAGTTTAAGAGCAATGTCAGACAAAGAATTAATAAACTGGAATAATGACCAGGGTGGAGATCCAAATGCTGAAAAAATATTAGGAGAGAGAGGCATACAAAAAACAGGTACTAAAGAGGGTAAAGCTACTTATGATTATTCAGGATCCAAAGTAAAAAAAGCAGGAGAAAAATACTCTGATGTTTTTGGTGGTAAGTGGGAAACAGATGAAGACATACAACAGGCTCAAGATTTCATGAGACTCATGGAAAATGTTAAAAGGTCCGGAGATGTATCGGGAGACTCTTTATTAGGTGGATCTAAAATAAGAAAACTAATGGAACTCGACCCAGAAGGATTTGAAGAAAAATATGGTATTGAATCTGGCGATTATGAAATGCTTGATAAAGCATTAGGAACAGGATGGGACGAAGCACGTTTAAGTAATGAAGACTATTTAAATCAGATGGATGAACGACAGATGACAGCAAATCTTCCTTATATGAAAGATTTTAAGTACGATGCTAATAAATTTAAAAATCCAATTCAGGATCCAGATTATAATTTTGATTTTCTAGAATCGATGTATGGTAATAAAGGAATTACTCAAGCTTTAACTCCAGTGGATGATTTAGAAGCTCAAAATGTTACTCCTACTTTTGAAGATTATGAACAAAGAGAAGAGTTTGACGAGAGAGTAAGAAATATGCCAATTATTCAAGACGAAGGAATCCCAGCCTCTGAGAGATGGCGAAACTTTTTAAGTAAAGTAACTCGTCAACCCTATCGACCGGCTCAATATGGAGTGACCATGGGAAGTGGCAGAACTTATAGTCCGGCTCAATTAAATAAAATGAATGCTTTAGGAGGATTCTATAGTGACCCAGCACGAGCAGCAAGACGCACGAAGACAAGAGGAATCAATGTATTAAACAGAGCGGCTGCAGAAAAACCTGTTGGAAATGTAAATCAACTTCTAGGACAATATGGATACGAAGCGACGCCTGGAGGAGGTCTTGCCTTCACAGGCACACCAGAAGGTGATCCAACCGCTGGAGCAGGATATAGTCGAAGCGATGATAGTTGGAGTTCTAGTACATTCAACAGAGGAGGCTTAGCAGATTTATGGCGAAGATAGTACAAACATTAACAAGAGCAAGTAGAGAGTATGATGCCGACGTCTCGATGTCCATGGTCCGGGATTTAGACGGCGTGATCAATAAACTCAACTCTACCTATCAACAG